AGGACTGCAGGTCATTGCAACACGGGTAACTGCCGGGGATGACTGCAGCATTATTATTGAAGATGGATATATCAAAGGACAGGAACAGCCAATTGTAGATGCTGCACCTAAACCCACATGGCAGCCTGGTAAATTTTAAAAGGAGGAACGCATATGTTTGAGAAATGGACCATAAAAAGTGTTAAATATCTCAATTCAAGGATATTTATTAAGTTTATGGATGACAATGATGCCGAATATTCGCTGAAAAGTGAGGACCCCGCACGGCCGGAATTTATGGATGCCCTGCGTCATTTTAGAGATTGTTTCCGGTCTTTTGAAAGCAATCCCATATTGGATAGTCCTTCTAAAATGGCAATTCATACTATTGGATTTAAGTATAAGGACGACCAATTAAACAGTTTTGCTCCCACTTGTACAGTGCGTTCTGAGAATGGGTTCGAAGGGGAACTAGCAATCGCTGCCATAGCGTATCCGACCAATAATAAAGATATCAATATCGCCCTTTCAACAATTACATGCGAGGCCAATCAATATATTGCAGGCCATCGGGCACAAATGGGGCTGTTTGATGGAGAGGAGGAATAGACCGTGAATATTATTTCTGGGAAAATACAAAAATATCAAAAAATAGTTGTGTATGGACCGGAAGGTATTGGTAAATCTACCTTTGCCTCCCAGTTCCCACAGCCATTATTTATTGATACAGAGGGCAGTACCGCTCATCTCAATGTAGATCGGCTGGAACGCCCATCTTCATGGGCCATGTTGATGCAGTACATTAGTGATCTAAAAAAAGATAACCTTGGCTATCAAACACTGGTTATCGATACGATTGACTGGGCCGAGCATTTATGTGTCGAATTTATCTGCAATAAGAATCAAGTTAGTGGCATCGAAGATTTTGGATATGGCAAGGGCTATATGTATGAAAAAGAAGAATTTGGTCGGCTGTTGAATCGGCTGCAAGATTTAGTAGATACCCAAATGAACGTCGTGCTGACGGCACATGCCATGGTCCGGAAGTTTGAACGGCCAGATCAGACACCCTATGACAGATACGAATTGAAACTAAATAAAGCCGGCGGCGCTAAAATATCCGATATGGTCAAGGAATGGGCGGACATGCTGCTCTTTGCCGATTATAAAATCGAGGTTTACAAGGTAGACAGCAAAGACAGCAACGCAAAAAAAACGAAAGTCAGCGGCGGGCAGCGTGTCATGTACACCTGCCATCACCTTAACTGGGATGCCAAAAACCGGCATGGCTTGAAAGATTGCCTGCCTTTTGAATACCGCCAGATCGCGCACTGCATCCCATCTAAAATTAGTCGGGACACGGCACCTGTCGTGGATACCAAACCGGCGCCAGTCAATCCTGCACCGCCGAAGCGCAATCCGGATGTCGTAGCGGACAAACAGGAGGTAGTTCTGCCGCCGGTACAACAGACGGTTACACAAGACACGGCAAGCATTCCAAAGGAGCTGGCAGACCTCATGGTAGCACAGCACATCACTGAGGTGGATATTCGTAAGGCCGTAGCATCCCGGGGGTATTTTCCCGAGGATATGGCAATCGCAGACTATCCAGAAGATTTTGTTAAAGGCTGCTTAATTGCCGCATTTCCGGCTATTGTAGCCGTAATTAAAGAATTACATGACCAAGAAAATATACCTTTTTAATAAAGTAGGAGGAAGAATATTATGGCAGAAGATAAAGCATTTAGCTGGGATGATACCTATCAAGAAACAGAAAGTGAATTTACACTATTGCCGCCAGGCGATTACGATTTTACTATCGTAGATTTTGAACGAGGCTATTTTGACGGCAGCGAAAAAATGCCGGCGTGCCCGGAAGCCAATTTGAAATATAAAGTAGTAGCAGCCGATGGGAAAGAAGCCACCATTAAACAAAAATTATTCCTGCATTCTAAATCACAATGGCAATTAACGAACTTTGCCTGCGCGATCGGACATGCCAAACGGGGCGACGGTAAATTTTCCATTCGCTGGAATGAATTGATTGGCGCTACGGGGAGATTTCAGTTAGGTATCCATAAATACAAGGATAATGAATATAATCAGGTCAAAAAGTTTTATGACAAAGAGCCGGCAGCCGGCGGCGTAACCTATCAGCAGGGAGCGTTTTAAATGGGCAGCCTGGCGCTGCGTCCCTACCAGCAGGCGGCCGAAACGGCCGTTCTGCAGGAATGGGAAGGCGAAAATAAGAAAACGCTGTTAGTGCTGCCAACGGGGACGGGCAAGACCATTGTTTTTGCCAAGATCACGGAAGACCGTGTTCGGGTCGGAGAACGAGTACTTATCATGGCCCATCGGGAAGAATTATTAAAACAGGCGGCGGATAAAATTGAAAAAGCAACCGGTCTGAAAAGTGCGGTGGAAAAAGCCGAACAATCCTGCAAAGGAAGTTGGTATCGCGTGGTGGTGGGTAGCGTGCAAACATTAACACGGGATAAGCGGCTGAAGCAATTTAGCCGCAATTTTTTTGACACGATTATCATCGATGAAGCCCACCACAGTGTGTCAGACAGCTATCAGCATGTATTACAGTATTTTGACGGGGCAAAGGTCCTGGGAGTTACTGCAACGCCGGACCGGTCCGATATGCGGAATTTGGGAACCTATTACAATAGCCTGGCCTATGAATATAGTTTGCCGCAAGCCATTAAGGATGGCTATCTCAGTAAAATTGTGGCACAGACGATCCCGCTTACCATTGATATATCCGGCGTAGGATTTTCAGCTGGTGATTATAAAATGGGGGAATTAGGCACCGCGTTAGATCCGTATTTGGCGCAGATCGCTCAAGAGATGTTGACGTACTGTGCCGATCGCAAGACCGTCGTGTTTCTGCCTCTGGTAAAAACCAGTCAGAAGTTTTGTGAATTATTGAATCAGGTTGGGTTTAATGCAGCGGAGGTGAATGGCAATAGCGACGATCGGGAACAGGTGTTACAAGATTTTGATGCAGGGAAATATAATGTCCTTTGTAATTCTATGCTCCTGACGGAAGGATGGGATTGCCCCAGTGTGGATTGTGTGATTGTTTTGCGGGCGACGAAAAGCCGCAGTTTATACAGTCAGATGGTAGGCCGAGGCACCCGGCTGTATCCCGGCAAGGACCATGTGCTGCTCTTGGATTTCTTGTGGAATACAGAAAAACATGAACTCTGCCGACCGGCGTGCTTGATTGCGGAAAGCGAAGATGTTGCCGCCAAGATGACAGAAAAGCTCAATGAATCGGGGAAACCGGAAGATTTGGAAGTATTGGAGCAAGAAGCATCAGAAGATGTCGTCTCTGATCGGGAAGCGGCACTGGCCGATAAATTAGCAGCTATGAAGAAACGGAAACGTCGGTTAGTGGATCCGCTGCAATTTGAAATGTCGATTCAAGCGGAAGATCTGTCAGGGTACGTCCCTTCATTTGGATGGGAAATGGGTCCGGCTACCAAAAAACAGCTGGAGGCGTTAGAAAAGTTTGGGATTTTTGGCGATGAAATTGAAAACGCCGGTAAGGCGAAATTGATATTAGACAAACTCATTAAACGGAAAGAGTCGGGCCTTGCCACACCGCGGCAGATCCGGTTACTTGAAAGCAGAGGGTTTCAGCACGTCGGGACGTGGACGTTTGCTGCAGCTACAAAATTAATCGGACGTATTGCTGCCAGAGGCTGGCGCATCCCGAGCGATATTAAACCGGCGGAATATATCCCCGAAGCCTAAAAAGGAGTAGTCACCATGGAACATGAAATAGAATTGCAGCCGCTCCTGCAATACATCGATCCGTCATTTTGCACCTATCAGGAATGGACCAATGTAGGCATGGCACTGAAACTAGAAGGCTATGCTGTCAGTGACTGGGACGCATGGAGCCTGCGAGATACTGCGAGGTATCATGCCGGTGAATGTGAAAAGAAATGGTGCACCTTTAATGGCGCCAATACCCCCGTAACTGGGGCCACAATCGTCGATATGGCCAAGAAAGGCGGCTGGCATGCAGATGCCGGTTCCGGGCATGCCTTTGATTGGGATGACGTCATACAGGAAAAAGACGAACAGGTCATTATTGATCAACGGTGGCTGGAAGGACGGGAACTACAGGATCCGGGAAGTACTTGGAATCCAGTGCAAGACTTGATCACGTACCTATCAACTTTGTTTGACAGTACCGATTATGTCGGGTATGTAACCAGTTCATGGGAAAAAGACGGGCAGTTTTTCCCAAGCAAAGGAAATTTTAAGCGCACAGCCGGCGAACTGCTCGAAAGCCTTACCATTTGCGATGGAGATATCGGTGCCGTACTAGGTGACTATAAGCCAAAGGTCGGGGCGTGGATCCGATTTAATCCATTAGATGGGAAAGGCATTCGCAATGAAAATGTAACGGATTTTAAATATGCCTTAGTAGAATCGGATTGCATGGAACTGGAAAAGCAAAATGAGATCATCCGGCAGTTGGAACTCCCTGTAGCATGCCTGGTATATAGCGGCGGGAAAAGCATTCATGCGATTGTACATATTGATGCCAGCAGCTATGACGAATACCGCAAGAGAGTGGATTATCTTTATGCCATATGTCGTAAGAATGGGCTGGAAATCGATCAGCAAAACCGGAATCCGTCCCGCTTATCGCGGATGCCAGGCGTAATGCGCGGAGATAAGAAGCAATACCTTATCGATACTCACATCGGGAAAGCCAATTTTGTCGAGTGGCGGGAATGGATTGAAGCCATTAATGATGATTTGCCGGATCCGGAAAGCCTGAAAGACGTGTGGAACAACATGCCGGAATTATCACCGTCGTTGATAGAGGGTGTATTGCGACAGGGACATAAAATGATGCTGGCCGGCCCATCTAAGGCAGGAAAGTCCTATGCGTTGATCGAACTTACGGCAGCGATTGCAGAGGGCCGTAAATGGCTTACTTGGGATTGCGCGCAGGGAAAAGTGCTATATGTCAATCTGGAATTGGACAGAGCCAGCTGCTTGCATCGTTTTAAAGATGTGTATGATGCACTGGGCTGGCCGGCGCAAAACCTCCGTAATATTGATATTTGGAATCTGCGAGGCAAGTCCATCCCAATGGATAAACTGGCACCTAAGTTAATTCGGAGAGCGGCTCGTAAGGATTATTTGGCGATTATTATTGACCCAATCTACAAGATTATTACGGGCGATGAAAACAGCGCCGATCAGATGGCCCATTTTTGTAACCAGTTTGATAAAGTTTGCACGGAACTTAATTGTGCCGTGATCTATTGCCATCATCATAGTAAAGGATCCCAGGGTGGTAAGCGCAGCATGGACCGCGCCAGCGGTTCCGGCGTATTTGCCCGGGATGCTGATGCGTTGCTGGATATGATTCAGCTGGAGGTTGATCAGGTCGGCGTACCGGGAACCGGGTGGCGGCTTGAAGGCACGCTGCGTGAATTCCGTACGTTTGAGCCGCTGAATTTATGGTTTGAGTATCCGATACACAAGATTGACGACAGCGGCACGCTGGCGGCCTTAACCCCGGACGCAGAAAAAGAACCGTGGAAGAAAGGGCAAGAAACGCAACAAAAGCGAAAGGAAGCTAAAAAGCAACAAATGGAAAGTGCCTACAATGCGTGCCTTATTAGTGGATTCGTAACTGTATCTGGAATGGCAGAATATATGAATACCACAGAAAGAACTATACGGCGTTATATAAAAGAAAGTAATAAGTTTGATTTTGATAACGGTAAAGTGGTAATGAAAAATACATAATAGGTAAACAAAGATGAATTGTAAGCTTCGGCATCCGTACGAAAGTCCTGATTGTCCATAATGTATAATGGCGAATGTTTATTCAGACAATGGTTTAGATGCCCGCATAAAAATCCGGACAAAACGGACGGCATCCGTCTTATATATAAGGATTGTCCGTCTGTATAATTTCCGTGGGGTCCTTGGACAAAAAATGTTAAAAAAATGGCACCGAGGTTTGCCATTTTCTTTTAACACATTTTTCGTCCTGAACCAGGACCATGGCGGTTCTGGTTTCTCAAAAAAAAATGAGGTGAAAAAATTGAAAAAGAAAATTTATAAAAAAGCATTGGCAATGATGGTAAGTGAAATTGCAGATTGTAGTTGGTGCCCAATGAAAGATGCTGAAGGAATTTGTACACAGCCAGAAATATGTGATCTCGATCATTGCAATAGAATTATTGCGGAGCATTGGCTGGAAAAGGCTGAAAAGGAGCTGGCAAAATGATTGTTCAATTTTTTATCCCTATGAAATTGCCAACGGCTACTCACCAAGAAAAAAAATGGACTGTTCGAAAGGGGAAACCGTACTCATATGAGCCGCCGGCTGTGCAGGATGCCCGGCAGAAGTTTACCGCTTATTTTTCTAAATTCATTCCGGAACGGAAACTAAAAGGCCCGTTGGTACTCACGACACAATGGATTTACCTGACAGACAAAAAACACCCGCCGAAGACGTGGAAGGCGACCAAGCCGGATACAGATAATTTAGTCAAGTTGCCCAAAGATGTGCTGACAGCGCTTCATTTTTGGGGCGATGATGGTCAGGTGGCATCCGAAACGATTCAAAAATTTTATGATACGATTCCCGGATTGCATGTCCGGATTGAGGAGATAGAACCATGAACATAGATCAGTACTTTACCACGGAAAAAGAAAATGCATTTTTAGGTTTGTTTAAAGTGTACGTACAGCGGGAAGGCTGGCAGGACTTGTTGCAACAGGTGGAGACACGTACAGATTTCTTTACGGCACCCGCATCCACTCGTCATCATGGTGCGTATGAAGGAGGATTGCTGGATCATAGTTTACATGTATGCTACCGGCTGCATGATCTGCGCCGGACGCTTGCGAATCAACATATAGTATTATCTGAAGAATCTTGTACAATATGCGCATTGCTCCATGATATTTGCAAAGCCAATCAGTATCACAAAGAAAAGAAATGGCAGAAAAACGACGTGGGGCAGTGGGAAGAAAAGATGGTGTACATCTTTAAGGATGATATGCCGCTAGGGCATGGTGAAAAATCTGTCATGATGATTTTACCATACATGCGACTGACAGCAGAAGAACAATTGGCCATCCGGTGGCATATGGGGCGTTTTGATACGGCAGCCGATAACTATAACGGACTGCAGACACTGGGGGCGGCACAGCGGGCATATCCCTTAGTTACGGCGTTGCATCTGGCTGATATGATGGCTACATGGTTTGATGAAACCGAATACGATGGATAGAAAAGAAATGGTAAGCCGAGCCCGGTCTGCATTTAAAGAAGTACTGGGGACAATGGAACAGCCAAAATCACCACTTTTACAACGGGACCCAACGATAAAAGGAATGGTTGAATCTATTATCCGCAAAGTCGAAGCTGCCCGTGACCCCGAAAACTGGCCAATCGAAGAATACACGGACGATTTCAAAAAATATCATCCAGCAGATCATCAGCAATGGGTATGGCTGTTTATGCAAGCTGCATTTAAATCCCGCGAGCTGGCCGACACATTATGTATTTTACGAGGAATGGGGTGTGAGCTGGTGCCAGATCAAACGTATGGCTACGTGATACGTCCCATTATCGGCGGTAAGGGCTGGCAAAGCATAGAACAATATAATTTAACCAAGGAACCATTAAAAGACCACACAAGCGAATTATTGCCGCTTTTGAAGCAGTTAGGAGGAAAAAAAATATGAAAATATCGGAACTACGGAATATGACAGACTCGGAGTTAAAGGAATTAGCCAAGCAAAAGAGGATCACCAAAAAGGGAAAATGTAGTCCTACGTCAGATGCTTATCAAGCCCAAAATATATTATGGATCAGGGCAGGTCGACCGTTTGACAGAAAAGAACAGCCAAATGATGATCCATGGGGATTAATTGACAGCGAATAGTAGGAGGTAGAAAAATGATATTTGGGATCATTGTTAATACCAAAATGCGA